CTGGTCGTAGCCGGTGCGCAGGCCCTCAGCCTGTCGGGCGAGGGTGAGCAGGGAAGCGATGGTGGGCACGGTTCCTCCTGAAGGTTGCGTGAAGGGCGCCCTGACGGAACTTTGGGCGCCGAAAGTTGCGGGAACGGTCAGATGACGGGCGATCAGTCGTCGTTGCCGAGCCATCGCCAGAACGGCGGCCGCGGCTTGGTGCGGTGGTGCTCCCACTCGGCGTGGAGGTTGCGGATGTAGTCGTCCGCCTCACCCGCCAGCTTGCCCATGGTGGCGGCTTCACGCCGCGCGGCAGCGGCATCCTCGCGGGCTACCGCTGCGTCTTTTCGCGCGAGGATCGTCTCCTCCTCGGCGCGCTGCACCCGCGCGTCCAGCCGGGTCACCTCGCCCCGCAACGGCTCCAGCAGGGCCGCCGCGGCCTCGGCCAACTCAGCGGACGCCGCAGCGTGCGCCGAATCCCGCTCCACCGGCAGCTTGCGGCGCGACGTCCAGTAGGACAGGACCGCAGCCACCGATGACCCCGACAGGGCAGCGACCGCCAGAGGAAGCACCTCAATCACGCGGGGTCTCCGATCCACGTAGCGCCCTGGTCGCCCGCTCCTCGATGTGGATGTCCCGCCACCGCAGAGCCGCCGCCAGCACGTGCCCGGCCACGATGACCACCACGGCCACCGCCTCAGCCGAGCGCCACGACAAGACGCCGTAGGTGATCCACGCGCCACCCAACAGCCACACGCCCGAGGTCTCCATGCGCCAGCGCGTGGACAGCCTCAGCCGCGGGTGTGCCGCGATGATGACCAGCGCGCCACCGACCGCCAGCCCGGCGCCCGTGGCGAGCATCACCAGCTCCCAGCCCACCACGTCCAGCAGCGGCGAGGACACGGGCGGCCAATCCACCAGCGACGTGCCCACGATGACGATCCCCGCCAGCATCCAGCCCGCCACCACGGCGAGCGCCGCCGGGGACAGGGCGGGCTTCGGAGGCATCACAGGGCTACCCCCGACCACAGCACGAGCGCGAATACCGAGAGCAGCACGCCGACCACGACCCCGTACCAGGCGAGCAGGGGCATCTGTCGCGGCCGGCGCGGGGTGAGGTCGTTGCCGACAACCACCCCCTCGCCGTCGAGGGCCTCGTGGGCGTCCTCGGGGCAGCACGGATCGAACAGGCGGCGAAGCATGGGCCCTCCTCAGGGATTGGGGGGTCAGAGCGCTTTGAGCCCGAGGGTGGTCCGCAGCCCCTGGTCCGGCAGCGCGTAGTCGATGCCAGTCCGAATCCGAACCACCCGAGCATCCCCCACCCCCGACACAGTGACCACGTCCCCCAACTCGATCCGCACGTCGCCCGGGACCGTCACATCATCGAGGACCAGCCGCGGCGTCTTCAGATCGTTAAGCAGCTGCCCAGCGATGACATCCACCGCGGCCGCCTGATGCCGCCACGGGTTCTCATCCAGGGCCAACGTCCGGACACCCCACGTCGACTGCTCGGTGGTCGCATCCATGGCCCGCGAAATCGTCGGATAGTCACCGTCGAGCAGCAACGCACGCACGAACGCCCCAGGCCCGCCCGGCGTCGCCCCCAACGCTTCGATGAGCTCGGCGTACGGCGTCGTCGAATCCCACGCCAGCGGCCACACGCAATACGCGTTCACCGCAAGATGGTTGTAGATCCACAGGACACCCGTCGTCGGGGAGATCATCACGATCTGAGCCCGGATGCCGTTCGCATACTCGTACACGGTGCCCGAACCATCCGACCCGGAGCACACCGTGATCCCGACATCCACCATCGTGGCCTGGCCAGCGTTGGTGATCGCATTCACGGTACCGGAACGCGGAATCCACGGATTGGACGCGGACACCAAGAACGAGTTCCAGCCGGGCACGAGCGTCCACTTGTCGGACGCCCACAGGGGGCGCGTCACATCAACCAGGTTCCCGATCCCATCATCGAGGAGCACCTTCGGCACGTACTTCGTTTCCACGCGGGTCCGGATCGAATCCACCGCCGATCGGCCGCGCAGATCATCCACGACCGTGGCGTCCAGCGTCAGCACCGGAGACGCTGCAGCGTTCAACTCGGCACGATTCCGGTAGGCGAACCTGCCAGCCTCGTTGAACCCAGCGGACCCGAACTCAGCCGTCGCGATCTCCTTGATGACCTCCCACGCCAGCCGGCCGTCGATCGGCGGCACATAGTCGAGTTCAAGGGCACTCGTCGACACGTCGGCCCCTGACGTGAACGAGGCCGTCGACGGGGCTGTCAGCGTCGTCCCCGACCCTGCCAGCAGCATGGCCGCCTGGATCACCCCCGGGGACGTGAGCTGCAGACTGGCGGTCGTACCATCGCCGATCGCGGTCAGCCCCGTCCCGGACGTGATCGGCGTGGACGCCACCCCATCAACCCAGAACTCGAGCTTCTCCGGGGACCTGGTCATCGTGACCCGCACGTGATGCCAGCCCGTCGACGCCGCCACAGAGAACTTCTGCGCCCGAGAACCACCGGACGCCGTCGTGTACACGAACAGGTTCGCGGGCGACGCCACCGCCACCTCGACGGTGATCTTGTGGCCCGAGAAGTTGAGCGTGACACCGTAGTTGCCGGTGTTCTTGTAGAACCACAGGTCGGCGGCGATGATGTTGGTCCCGCCACCCCACGTGACGCGCCGCTGAGGGTAACCCGTGACCGCAATCGGCTGCGACGGCGACACCTGCGGCCCGTACGGGCCGCAGGCGGCCGACCCGGACGCCACCAACAGCGCCGACGACGTCGCCCCCGTACCCGACGGCACGCACCAGCCAAGCCCAGGGTCGGGCAGCAGCCCGAACACGCCAGGGATCGACACCACGCAGTCGGTGGGCGGTTGGGGCGTCACCCGCATCCCCGACGCGTGCAGTGCGGCCACCACCACCGCCGAGGCGTTCACCGGGTAGCGCGCCACCCGGCCCGGAGCCCACCGGGGAGCCACCGAACCGTACGCCGGCAACGTCACCGGGGCCCGCATCGCGTCCGAGTCATCCACCAACGACACCAGCGTCGTCCGGCCAGCGGCCGAGGACTGCAGCTCACGCACCCGACCCCGGAACGTGTCCAGCACGTACGACCCGAAGCCAGCCACGATCCGCACCGGAGTCCCCAGCCATGCGGTCAGATCAGCGGGACGCATCGCAGACGGCGCACCAGGCATGGCGGCATCGACCTCCAGTTGCGCCGCCGACGTCATTCCACCGCCGACAAGCCGCGCCCCATCGGGCACATCGGCACCAAGTTCGCGATCCACCACCATGCGGGCCACCATCGGCACCCGATCGGTTTCCGAGCCGCCACGGGGCGTGTGGAGCACCTGCGACACCATGCCCAGGGTTGCCCGATCGGGGCCGAAGGCCGCATTCCAGGGGGCCGTGTTGTTCCGCACGTCACCACCCCCGTCGCAGTTCAGCCGATTCGACAGCCTCCGCCAGCACCCGACCATCGACCACGAGCCGGATCGGGACCGTCACCAGACCGCCACCCGACCCACCACGCCCAAGGGGAATGACCGCCTCGTCCTGACCACCCTCACCGATCAGGGCGAGCGTGGGGCCTGTCACGATGCCACCCTTGGCGAGCAGCACCGGCATTTGCGGCACCCGCCACACCTGCCCGCCGACGCCTGGAATCCATCCCGGGACCGTCCACGACAGGCTGCCGACCGTCATGTTCCACGCCTGCGCCACCCACCGGAGGGCGCCCTTGAAGGCGTTGGTGATGCTCGACCCGATGCTGCCGAAGAAGTTGCTCACGCCGTTCCACGTGTCGATGAACCGGTTGTAGGCGCCCACCGCAGAGTCGACCACCCAGTTCCACGCCCCCTGCGCACCCTGGACGATCCCATCCCAGATGCCGGCGAAGAACGGGCCGATCTTGTCCCAGTTCGTGACGATCAGGTAGGCGCCAAGCGCCAGCAGGGCGATCGCCGCCACCACCGCAAGGATCGGCCACGTGGTCGCCCACAGGGATGCCGCCAGGCCGACGTTCGCCGCCGTCGCCGCCGTCTCAGCTGCCACCGACGTCCCCAACACCAGCGTCCGTGCAGCCTGCACGCCCGCGCTGATCGTGGTGGCCACATTCGCCAACACCATCGCCGCGGTGAGCAGCCCCAGACCGATCACCACGCCCTGGATCAGGGCCGGGTTCTCGCGGAACACGGTGGCCATTTCCTTCGCGGGTCCCACGAACGGCGTCAACCCGTCCGTTATCACACTCATGAACGATCGCCGCAACGACTCCATCGGGTCCTTCGTCCCGGACATCTGATCCGTCAGCTTCTGCGCTGCGCCCTGCGTGTTCCCCAGCCCGCCATCCATGTTGGCCAGCTGGTCGATGAACCCGGGGATCTCGCCCGTGGAAAGGTCCTCCAGTGGGGTGCCGAACAGGGCGAGCGCGGCCTGGCTTTGGGCGGCCGGGTCCTTGATGTTCTGCAACCCGAGGATGATCTTCGAGAACGCCCCTTCGGCGCGGTCGCCGCCGGCGAGCAGATCGTTGGTCATGGTCGTCTGGTCCATGCCGAGGGTCTTGTAGACGGCGCCGGTCTTCTTGGACATGTCGGTCGCCCGGATCGTGAACTCCTTCAGGGCGTCACCGGTCTTGTCGATGCCGTACATGCCCTTCGCGGACGCATCCACCAGCATCTTCATCGCAGTCTCGCCCGAGATGCCGAGCTGCTGGAAGAAGGGCCCGTACTCGTCGACCGCGTCCAGCACGTCGGCGCGGACGTTCGCCGGCACCTTCTGCATGGAGGCCGCCAGTAGGTCGAGGGCACCCGTGGCATCCTTCGCGAACCCGGTCTTCACCATCTGCCCAGCCACCTGCGCCGCGCGCCCCACATCGATCTCGAACGCGTCCGAGATGGACTGCACCCCGGCCGTCACGGATTCGAGCTCGCCGGCACTGGCGCTCGACATGCCCTTGATCGACGACATGACCGCCGACACCGCGGTCGCCATCTGCCCCGACGACTCCCCGAACCCGGAGGCGTACAGGTCACCAGCCACCCGACCGGCACGCTGCGACTGCTCACCCGTGAGCCCCAGCTGCGCCTGCATCTTCGACGTCGCCGCCGTCAAGTCCATCGCCTGGGACCAGCCGTTCGCGAACACCGCAGCACCACCCAGGGCAGCACCAGCAGCCACGGCGATCCCCGCGACCCGCTTCCCCATGCCCTCAGCCGACTTGCCGGCCTTGTCCAGCTCCTTGTCGTCGACCAAGATCTTGATCAGCAGGTCCTTGACCGACGCCATGACTACCTCCGACTCTTGTTGTCCCGGGCGGCCTTCGCACGCTCCTGCAGCATCCGGTCGAACGTGACCGCCATCAACTGCCACTGCGGCAAGGACAACGCCATGATCCGATCCCGGTCATACCCCGGCCAGAAATCGGCCATGCCGATCAACACCAGCCGGCGATCCACCTGGTCGACCAGCCACGGCTCGTCCTCGATGAGCTTGTCCACCGCCCGCCGGTAGACGGACTCCTCTGGCGTCAGATGGTCGGCGCCTCGCCGGCGGCGTCGGACGTTGGGACGCTCAGAGGGTCCGGGCCCTGCTCACCCTCCCCGTCCTGCCGCGCCAGATCAGCGGGATCCCCCTCGATCTCGGCCACCCCCGAAGCCAACTCGCACACCTGCGCGAACGTGATGTCGCCAAGGTCCTTGTTGGCCCGGTCAGACTGGGCGGCCCGCCGCAACGACGCGAAGATCACCACCGCGCCGCTAATGGCACGCGTGGCCATCAGCCGGGCCTGTTCCTTCTGCGTCCACCCCGTCTGCAACTCGACCTCGGCCAAGTCCCACAAGTTCGGGGTCACCATCCGAACCCGCCGGCCATCACCCAACAGAATCGTTGCCATCGTCAGCTCTTCTCTATCGCGTCGTTCAGGATCTTCGTGGCCTTCACGACCATCGAATCGAGGCCGTCGTAGGCCGGCTTGAAGAAGTACGGCATGCCCTGCTGGTACGCCCACCGGTCCGTGTGCCCGAACACGGGATGCCGGAACCGTTTCGCGTTGTAGAACCGGGCCCCGCGGCCCTTCTTCGGGCTCGCGGCCACGTTCAACCCGACCCGCGTCTTCCCGGACACGATCCGAACCGTCAGGCTCTTCTTGATGCCCTCACGCAACCCCGTCGACCGCGGGCGCGTCACCTCGTGCTCGTCGTACACGTTGACGGTCCGGGACCACACCTTGCCGCTCTTTGCCGAATACTGCTTCTTCGTCTTCCCCGTGGCATGGATGCCGCGCGGCAGCGGCCCGTCGAGGATCTTCCGCTGCTCCTTGATGATGTCCTCGCCGGTGGCCCGCAACTGCTTGCGGACCGGGCCGCGCACGTTCGGGGGGAGGGCCCGCAGTTGCTTCAGCAGCAGCTTCAACGACTGCGGGTCCACCTCGACCTCGACAGGACCCTTCACGGTCAGACGGTGACGTCGAGGGACCGGTACACGACCCAGATCGGTTGCTCGGCGGACCCGTTGTCGAACGCCTCGAAATCGATCGACAGGGACACCGGGGCGCCACCGTTCGAGGCCGGCACCTCACCCTTCAACCGGATCGCCGGCAACGCCGCCTGCAGCGTCCCCAGCTGGGCGGCCACGATCGGGTTCGGGTGCTTGAACGTCAGCAGCAGCGGCAGGGACGTCTGCGCCAGGTAGGCGTCCCGCAGCGTGTTGTCGGTGTACTCGACGTTCATCTTGCCGGCCACCTTCATCGGCCCGAACACCGGCGCCCGCGACCGCATGCCGGCCCCGCCCAGGTTCCAGCCCTCCGAGTCGAGGCCGTTGTCGACGGTGATCGTGATGTCCTTCACGTTCACTGCAGCGGACGCCGACGACGACGCCAGCGCGGTCGTGGTGGGTGCCGTGAGGGTGCCGCCCAGCTTGATGTCGCCGTGCACGAACGTGAACATGTCCGGATCGGGGGACGGGTAGGTGGCAGCCACCGCACCCTGCGAGGTCACCATCTGCTTGCCCAGCAGACCGAACTTCATGCGCAGCACCGCGTCCGCGGCGGCCGTCAGCTCGAACGAGCTGAACACGCAGCCGGTGAACGTGTGCGGGTTCAGGGTGCCGTCGAGGAACGGGATGACCTCCTGCAGCGTGTAGCTGGTCGGCGCAGCAGACTGCGACGGCGTGAACACGTGCTGGTAGACGGTCGTGGACGCGTCCTGCGTCGACGTGACCGACCCGAACATGCCCTTCAGGTAGAACCCGGCACCCTTCGTCAGGACGTCCATCTCCAGATCGCCACTGACGTCGTACTTGGCGACCGAGTTCCGGGATGCGAGCGCCACCCGCTTGCTGGGACGCAACGCCGGCGACTGCACCGGCTGCACGTCGTACTTCAGCTTCGCTTCCGCCTCGGGGAACTTCGTCGGCGCCACGTAGGTGCCGAACACGGTCTCCGCGCTCAACCCCACCGTGAAATCGAGCATCGTGCCCATGTCAGCCCCTCTCCTCGGTCGCTGGCGCGACCGCCTTCTCCGTGTGCCGCTTGAAGTTCGCCGACTCGAACGCCGGGATCATGTCCTCGGGCACCTCGAACCGGTCCCCCCTGCTGACAACCATGCCGACCGCGGGAATCTCCACGTCGCCCTGGTCGCCCACGTACTCGATGGTCGCCATGCTTGCCCCTCCTACAGGGTTGTGATTCGGTGGCGGCAGATGAACTCCGCCGTGATCTCAGTCACCCGGCCCGCGCCGGTGTCATCGTCGGCTGTCGCCCCATCGCTGCTCGAGGAGCCAGCCATGCACCACAGCACCGCGCCACCCAACGTGACGTCGAGGGTGCGGATGTGGCGTTGCACCAGCTCGAGCAGCTGGAACGCGCGCGTGAACGTCGGATCGTCCAGGTCGTCGCCGTCGAACTGCCGCCACGACCCGATGCTCAGCGTCAGCGTGATCTGCTCGTCCTGGGATCTGCGGGGCCCGATCAGCGCCGGCTCGATGTCGCCGCGTGTCTCCGTGGCGAAGCACCAGTCCGGGGCGACGATCGGCCACCGGAACCCGGCACCCACATCCACGTCCTCGCCAGCCAGGGCCACCCTGCAGGCCTCCACGAGGCCCGCGCGGGCTGCAGCCTGTCCGGACACGTCATGCTGCCCGACAGGCACTCAGACCACCACCGGGGTGGCTCCGAAGCCGGGGCGAGGCGGGTAGGCGGCCAACCAGCCCTCCACCTTCCGTGGCAGGTCTGCGCCCATCGGCGGCCCGAACTGCACGGCACCATCCGATGCCGGCAACCCTCGCGGGCCGTTCTTCGACTGCTGCCACCACAGCTTCGCTGTCTCCCGTGCCGCCAGTCGGAAGATCACCGGCAACTCACCCGAGAGCAGCAGGTGGCGGTCCGGGTCGACGTCGCGGCCCGTGTACGCGTCGAGACGCTCCACCGCGGCCTGCGCGAACAGGTCCAGTTCGGCGGGATCGCCCTGCCCCAGCTGGTAGCCGAGCGCCACCCGCAGCTCGTCAGCGCTCAGGTACTGGTACGCCACGATGCCCTCCTCAGGGATGCGCAGCGGGCGGAGACGCCGAAGCATCCCCGCCCGCAGCGCGTTGCGGGTGTGGTCGGTCAGTCCGTGACGGGACGGACCAGGCCGAGGCGCCCGTACTGGGCGGCCTCGTCAGCGGGAAGCATCCAACGCTCCCCGCGCTCCGGCCACGGCATCCCGTTGCGCAGGCCCGGGACCTGCACCAGCACTACCACGGCGACCTCGACGGCCGGCGCGGCGTCCCCAGCAGGAACCTTGGCGCTGGATGCTGCCGTGGCCTTCCGGGTCATCAGCTCGCGCCACCCTTGAAGGTCTTGATGGCGGCCGTGTCGACCAGCTTGCCGTCCGCGCGCAGCACGCCACGGAACGCGACCTGGTCGGCACCGAACAGCGCGTGATCCGAACGCTCGATGCGCACCGCGCCGACCGTCCGCACCCAGTAGCGCGAGAAGTCGCCGTACGCGATCGACAAAGCGTTGATCGCCGGGGCCGCCATCCACGGATCGCGGAACACGGGGGCGCCCAGCAGCGTGGACGCCTGGCCGGCCTGACCGTTCGGCTCCCACAGGTAGCGCCCGTTCACGGCGTCCTTGAGCTTGCGGATCGCACCCACCGCCCCGTTGCTCATCACCCAGGCCGCGCGGGCCTGGTAGGGGGCCAGGACCGACTCCTGCAGGTCGATCAGGTCATCCCATCCGGGGGCACCCGCGACGGACGTAGCGCCCGTCTTGCCGATCGTCGCACCCACCACGACACCCTCGGGCTCGGTGGTGCCGGCACCGATCGCCAGCTTCGTGCCCAGGATGACCGCGATGTTCTCGCCGATCAGCCGCGACACCAGCGACTCGATGTCGATGATCGAGTCCCCGATCAGCTCGGTCGACACGGCACGCCAGTCGCCGTACTTGAACGCCTTCAGACTCACCTGGTTGAACGCCGGATCGGTGCCCGTCAGCTGCGTCGCCTCCGTCTGCGCGGCCGCCGCACCGAACGAGGAGAGCCGCGGGACGGTGATGTCCTCGCCAGAGCCGGTGGTCAGCTGGTAGGCGCCCGCGGCCATCACGCCCGAGAACTGCCGCAGCGACTCGATCAGGGTCCCGAGGAACGTCTTCGGGACCGTGTTTCCACCCGCGGTGGCCGTGGTGACGCTGAGGGCACGCACCTCGGCCGCGGTCGGCACGATGTCGAGGCTGCGGACCTCGCCGCGCAGCATGGACCGCAGCTGCGCCGCACGATCGACGACAGGGGCGCCGCCCAGGTCGATGGGCTCCCCCAGGGCACGCTGCTCCATCTCGTGCTGGTGGCGCAGCGCCGTGATCCGGTCGTCGAAGCTGTTGAACGCCTCGTTGAGACGCTCGAACTTCTGCGCCTCCTCAGCGGTGAACTCGCGGGTCTCCGCGATGTCGGCGAGGGGCTTGCCCTCGGTCTCCCACGCGCGCGCCTGCTCGGTGGCGAGCCGCTTGATCTGCTCCATGATGGCCATGGGTCACTTCCTTCTGCCGCCGCGGCGGCTGTAGAGGGTGGCGGACGACTCCGCCCGCGTGCGCAGGGCGCGCACGCTGTCCAGCCGGCCATCGGGACCGGAGGGCGCTTGGAGGGACGCCCTGATGGCGTCCAGGTCGAGCGAGCGCTGCATCCCAGCACTCGACCCGAAGTAGGCCGGGTCGATCACCGGCGCCACATCATGCAGGGTGGCCGCCATGACGCGCCGCACCAGCTTCCCATCGGCGTCTTCACGCCACTGCGTCCCGCCCGGCAGCAGCGAGAACGAGAAGCTCGAGAACGACAGGTCACCGCGATCGGCGAGGACCGCCACGTCCCGGCCCGCGGACGTGTCCGGCAGGTCCGTCTCGTAACGAACCCCGGACTCGTCCACGAACACGCGCAGGGTGCCCGCGTTCGTGGTGCCCAAGGTGGCGTCGTTGTTGTGGTTGAACCGGGCGATCACCCGATGGTGCAGGGACATGTCCAGCATGCCGCCGTTCGCCGGGGCTCCGAACGCGGCCGGGTCGATCTCCTCGAACCAGCCACCCAGGTCCCGCGACAGCGAGTTGAACACCACCGCGTAGCCGGCCAGAACACCCGGTGACCGGGCGCCCTCGGGTGCGGCACGCAGCTCCACAGGATGCGGCGTGAACCGCCTCTCCTCTTCCATGTCATGCCTTCCCGTCAGTCACGATGGCCGTGGAGATCGACTCTGCTGTCGACTCCGACTCGGACTTCGTGGTCGTGTACCACTGCTGCCACTGCTCAACCTCCATGTCGGTCAGCGGACGCCGGCCATGCGCCCGGCGCGCTTCCGCCAGCGACAGCGTCCCGTTGCGCAACGCTTCGGTGTCCGCGCGAGCCATCTCCAACTGGCCAGGACGCGCCAGGCTGTCCAGGTCGTACCGGATGCGCTTCGACGGGTCGGCGAGCACCTCACCCAGCGCGGCAGCCATGCGGGTCGCCAACGGCAGCAGCACGCGCGCGTTGAACCGTTCAGCGTCCGCCTCCCGGTTCCCGTACGTGCGGGACCCGCCAGACTCCCCACCCACATCCTCCGGAGGGACCCGGAAGATCGCCGCGATCTGCGTCGCCGACGCCTTGATGGTCTCCAGGAACTGGGCCTCGTTCGGCGGGATCGAGATCCGCTCATATTTCCACTCGCCCGGCAGCGCGACCGGCTTCCCCTCAGCGGACGCCGTCACGAAATCGTCGCGGGCCTCCGCCAACTGCGCGGCCGGCATCCGCGGCGTCAACGACTGCAAGATCGCCGGCGGCACCGCCGCCTTCTTGAACCACCGACGCCCGAAACCCTGCGCCTGCGACGCCGTGTCGAACGTGTCCATGAACTGGGCGATCGGCGACAACCCGACGACACTGCCCGGCTGCACGAACTCGCGCACATGGATCAGGTCGCCGCCCTGCGCCAACGTGAACACCGGCTTGCCGTCCACCGTGTACCGAGGCCGCGCCGGGTCACTCTCGTTGATGGCCACGCGATCCGGATGCAACCACTCGATGCGTAGGCGGACGCCGTCTGCCCCCTGCTCCTTGCTGCAGAGCCCGTACGCGTTGCCGCGCAACTTCAGCGACGCCACCGCCTGGAACGTCCAGTCTACGAGCGACACGTTGATGTCCGGGTTCGTCAGGACGTACGGCGTCTCGACGGGCTCCTCGGACTCGCCAACGCGCCGCACCACCGACAGCGGCACGGCTGCGAACTGGTCAGCGATCAAAGACACCGCGGCGTACACCGCACCCAGCCGCAGCACACCGTCCGCCGTCACGCTCGGGTTCTCCCCCGCACCCCACACGTCCGCGTAGCTGAGCGCACGATCCTCCACCGGACGCGTGAACAGGCTCTTCACCGCTGGCCACCGATCGGCACCGGATGCGCCACCAATAGCAACGCCACCCCAGCGACGATCAGCGCCGCAGCCAGCGACCACAGGGCCACGCCAGCCACCACCAGGGCCACGCCGCCCAACTCCAGCAACCACACCGGCAACTTCACGGCGCCCCCTCTCATCACAATCGGTTCGCGGCACGCAGGGCGGCCGCAGGGTCGTACACCAACTCGGGCAACGTCTTGGCCAGCATCCGGGCCGCCAACGTCACCGACATCAACGCTGTGATCGGACGCAGCGACCTACCGCGCGCCCAACCCCACCCGTCACCGAACACACGCACCGCAGCAGCACCCAGTGCGTCGTCGAGCTCAACCTGCCCCAAGTGCCGCACCCGGTCATTCAGCACCAGATCCAGTAGCGCCGGCGCCGCCACCGCCGCATCCTGCGCCGGGATCGGGTGCGCCTCCAGGTCTGCGGCCGCGAACTCCGGGGCGAACCCGCCCACCGTCTTGAAGTCGAACCACACCGCGCCGCCATGCGTTGCGACCAGGTGGGCCAGTCCGCGCCGTTCGTCGTCGCCGTCGACCAGCCAGTCGGTGCCCGGACCGTCCGAGACAACCTCGACGTGGATTCGCCCGTCGTCACGCATCGACGCCACACTAATGGACGCCCACGCCCGATCCGGGCCAACGTCAGGCACCCACACCAGCTCGTCACCAACCTGGCTGCCCGGGTCCATGGCCGCCAGCCACCGGTCGCGCGGGATCTTCCAGCCCTGGCCCATGTCGTCGCCCCACTGACACCCGAACGCCCGCCGAAACTCTGCCTCCGCCATGCTGTCCGCGAACGCGCGAGTCTGCTCCTCGGTCTGCGTAAACCCCAGCGCCGGCATCGACGCCCACCACGTGAGCGGATCGAACGGGTCCGCGTCATCAGTGAACGAATACTCCACGTACAACGACCGCGACCGCTCCAGCAGGCTCGGGTCCTGGCGGGCCAACTCGACCCGGGCGCGGCCCTTCTCCACCTTCTGCCACAGGAACGGGCTCGCTACCCGCGACTTCCCAGGCGTGGAGATCCACAACGACTGCGCGTCCGGGATGGTGGCCGTCGTCGGCATCAACGCCGCCTCCAGCCTGCCATCCTTCAACGCGAAGATCTCGTCACCGATCGTCAACCCGAACGTGCCACCATGCCCGGCGTCCTCGGTAACCGCGTCGATTCCCCACTTCGACCCGTTCACGAAACGCAAATGCTCTGAGCCGTTCGTCAATACCGGCTGAATCTTCCCGCTTCGGTTTGGCACTAACAGCTTCCGGAACGGGCTCTTGTCGATGTGGAAGAAATGGTCGTCGACCAGCTTCTCGAGCGCCTTACCGCGGGTCTGTGCCATGTACAACAGGAACTGGCGCTCCTGCCAGCCGACCATCCGATGCAAACCCCACGGGATCACCAACGTCGACTTGCCCGACTGTCGCATGATCACCACGACAACCTCGCGGTACCACAGCACGCCATCCGAGTCGACCTCGAACGCCACCTCGAACAGCTCCCGCTGCCACGGCATCGGCTCCCGACCCATCGCCCGCATGACCGCGATCGGCTCGTGCGCAATCGTCGCCCGCGACGACCTCGGCGTCATCCAGCGAGGTCGCGCCTCAGGCGCCCCCACGGGAGCCGAACGAACCCAAGACCTCACGGAGGATGGCGGCATCCCCGTCCTCCTCCGCAACGTCCAGCAGCGCCACCGCGTTACGCTCCAGCACGTCCGCCGCCGACTTGAAGAACTGCGGCACCCCCGGGTTGTCCATCACCCGCGCAGCAGCAAACGCGATCTGACGCCGCAACTCGTCCGCCACGCCGTCACGCCCCACCAATGCCAGCCGCGCAGCCGCCTCGATCGGACCAACGGGAGCCGAACGCGCCACCTCGGGCGCAGGGACAGCGTCCGCCGGCGGCCGCACCACACTCAGGTTCGCCTTCGCCCGCGCGCGCCGCTTCCGATCCGTGTTCCCAGCGCGGCACACGTCACACCGGCAGCCCTTGTCGTAGCCGCGAGCACCGTGAGTCAACGTCACCATGGGCTCACCTCACAGCTGGTACATGGGTACGCCTCGCGAACGACGGACGGAGAAACGGGAAGG